CAGAAAGTTTATCAATCCCTCCTGAAGTTTAGGAAATTTTGGGGTGCGCCTGCACATCCCATTAGTCCCATGCTTTCAAGAAGTTTTGCCAAGATCATCAGGAACACCCTCGATGATATTGAACTTTCCGATTTCAATGATTTCAGCCCTAATGACCATGCGACGTCAAGCCATCCCGCCGGAAAAGGTGGGGCCTTGGCTAATGTCGATCGTCTACAAACGATTTTGAATTTAAAGGTTCCTAAATCGCCCTCCGCTCATAAGAAGGTGTCCGAGAGTACGAAATGCGTTAATGCATTCGCGCGTCGTCTCAAGGACACTGGAGCATCTTGGAGGAGTGACTCGGCCTATATTAAAAGACCAGTTGGCGAGGATTTATTTCTCCGCCCTTGTAGGGACCGTGTAGTGTGTATAGAACTGCACGAGTCGTTTAGTGATTCTTATAGAGATTCAATGCCAGATCATTCGGTCTCTGACCGGGTTGACCCTTGGCCAATCTCCATTAAGTATGCACTTTTACCGACTTTAGTCCGCCAGGTCGATTTATGGCGCCGTAAGGAGTATGCCCGCTTCAGAGATCTCTATCTCAAGCAGGACAGCTACCCCATAAAAGTCACGGCGATCCAGGAACCAGATAAGGTTAGAGTAATTGGGATAAATGATGAATCCCATTCTGCCCTCCGCCCTGTAAAGAGCGCATTAATCAAATTATGGAAGAGACAGGCCCAGTCCACCATGTTGATTGTCGGTGATTTAACGCCGAGAGTGCAGAGTTATTGGGATTCATTAAGTTCGCTTCTGAGTGATGGTAGACCCTGGGACAATTTTGTTGTTCCTGAGATCTCAATCATATCTGGTGATTACACTTCCGCCACTGACACAGTTTCAAGGAGTTTCTTTGACATATTTTGTAAAATCTATGCTCGAATGAATCTCCCTGGTTCAGATTTGGTACGGAAGTCCCCGAACTTTGGTCAGGCCAGTTTTGGTCCGTGGAACAAGTCCGACGGTCCTCGGTCTATGTCCAAAGTCTTAGGTGGGGACCCAGTTGATTACACCATTCCCCCAGAGAAGTTTTCCAATGGTCAACCCATGGGACACCTCCTCAGCTTTTTTGCACTTTGTTGCACTAATAAAGCCGTGGCACGTGTTACTGTTGACCGTTGGGTCCGTAAGAGCCTTGAAATGTGCCCGCTAAGTATGCTTGGTCGACATTTCTTTAGACGCCTCCGCCGATATATAATTGAGATCGGCGAGTGCATTTATCGAAATTGTTTGATTAATGGTGATGACATCTTGTTGATGTTTCCCAAACCTAACATGTATTTTGCGGACTTTTTCCAGTGTTTCACCGAATCCGTTTCCGATGCTGGTTTCTGTTTGTCCGTGGGAAAGAATTATGTCAATAGTAATATTGCCATGATAAACTCCCAGGTCATTCTAAACCAGAATCAATCGGGGACCTTCATCCGCGTAGGTTACTTGAACCAACGGATTGCTAAAGGTTTACCTGGATTCGAGAAAGGGCTATTGAGCCCTCTAGCTCTTGCTACTTCCATCAATGAGATGATGACAAATCTACCTCAGAAGTGCATATCCCTAATTCCATATATAATGTCACGTCCATCAGTTTTCCTTCACGATTGTACTTTTCTTGGGGCAAAGTTCACCCCCAATTGGTTCATGCCTGTCCACTTAGGTGGTTACGGGATTGATCCAAAGTTCTCGCGAGGACCTTTTGAGGTCACTTTAGCTCAACGCAAAGTTGCTGCCATTTTTCTGCAAACGGAATTATCCTTGTTTGCGAATACCGGTAAGCACATCCGCTGCTCAAGTTTGAGAAACTTATTTGGTACATCCGTGCAAGTCCCGAGGGATTGGATGGTCACAGACTTTGTTGTCAATGGCCACCCTTTCGTTCAGGAATTTTGTCGTGATGATTCTCCTTATGAGGAGACGGACCATGACCCTTGGACCGCTTACTTGGCTTACGTCGAGCGCTATTCTTCTCTAAATAGTGAGGAGCCCGCTTTGATTCGCTTTAGCAAAGAGGTACAAAAGGCGTTAAATAATACATGGAATATTCACCCTTTACAATTTCAAACCATACTCGATTGGTTCGAAGTCAGGATGGTGAGCCCCAAGAGGCTCCCATGCCCTAGACTAGAGCCACTTTTTTGATTTGATTTGTAGTTAATTTGATTCTCTGGCCCCCCTGATGAAAGGGGGGGCCAGGTCCTGAACACGACAAAAACCTGAAACATTGGAAGTTAAACTATTCCCTTTTAAGTGAAAAGAGAAATGCAA